CAGCATTTTCCAAGGAGCTTTTACTGCTCCTGGAATATAATCAGTATATACATTGGCATATTTGTCGTTTATTTCATTCTTTAAGAAATGTGGATGAATGGTATCCATTAAATATTTTTTAATCTTTTCGTGATTAGTTACTTTCAGTTTAAATAACGGCACTGGAAATAATGGAATGTTTACAATTTCAGACATATTAATCTACCCACTTGCTAGCAACTGACAGGCTAGGAAATTCATATTCATAAAAATCAATAAAGAATAATAAAGTCGTTCTAGGAAAAGTTGTATTAGTTTTATAGTTATTGGGCCTATGCCACAAATTTGAATCATATGCAATTAATCTATTAAACAAATTTCCAAATCGCACAGTCTCTTCAAAATTTCTATGATTCATAGCTAAATCTTTTTTATATTGCTCAGTAGCGATCTTAGTAAGATTAAAATCTTTTCTAGATCGATAATCAGTATTTCTAAAATCTTGCTCACCTTTTTTTAAAAAAATTGAGGTTCCGTTATTAAAATTGGCTTCGTTGGGGGTAAGATAAACTAATCCAGCGAGAGTAACATCATCATTATGTATCCACCCTTCATTTGAAGCTTCGTCGTCGTATACATCATTTATGTGAAAGCTAATATGAGTGTTAAATCTACTAATGCCTGGAAATACTTCAGTGCCTAATTTTTTAGCAAAAAATACAGCAAAATCTCTGCTTTCAGGATCTACAGATTCTAATAAATTATCAGTTCTTTTTCCCGGCCATCTTTCGGACCCATTGTATGTTTGTTTTTTAGAAAGTTCAATAATTTTTTGAGGATTATTAAAGAAATCATTTTTACATACTATAGTTCCAGCTAAGGGATGGTTATCTTTATCAAATTTAAAAAAATTACTCATGCTGATTTCCTACAAATATTAAAAACCATAGTAATGCGGCCATTATCTTTATTTTTAGTTTTAGGTACAAGGTGCGGCAACCATGATTCCCACATTAATAGCAAACCATTTTTAGGTTCTATTGTCAATTCCGAAACATTAGTACTAGTTGGTTTGTTATCTAATTTTGGTATGTGTACAAAATCTCTAAATGGTCTAGGATCAGTTAATATTAATGAAGAAGATCCCGGCGGTACTTGTAAGTATAATAAACCCGATAATATAGATTCGGGATGAGTATGTTCATCATGAGAGGCACCTTCAAACATCTCGCTTACAAATACAAATGAAAAAAATTCTATACCTTTACTATCATATCCTAAATCATGAAGATATTTTCTTCCTGTTTTTTCTATAAGAATTCTAAAAGGTTCTACATCCGGCATATAAGCGATACCTCCTGGATTTTCAAATCCATAGGTTGTAGTATATCCCCATTTGGTGCTAGCTATCTTTGAATCATCTAGATACTTCCTTGCTACAGGTAGCATAGCTTTGGCTGTAATAGGATGAAATTCTGTTAGAATTGCTGTAGGAAAATGATATTGTATCATATAGGACCTGCCGGGTTACGTCTCAAATCAAATGCTTGAAAATAATTAGCACCAAAGATTTTAACATAGTGTAAAAATACTTGTATGCACTCAGTCCCTTCAAATTTTTCTCTCCAGTGCTCGGCAGTCATTCCCTTGTAAATCATAGCTTCGCCGGGTGATAGAGTAATACTAGCAGGTGTACCATCTGGCTTCTTAATAAAAATTGGCCAGGCATCTCCACTAATATTAAGTGTAACACTTATTTCACATGCTTCTGCATCTAAATGTGCAGGCAATTCTGCACCTTTTTTATACCACCGTCCGTAACAATAGGTTGGATATAATCTTTCACCTATTAGATCATTCATATAAAATATTTTTGAAATTAGGATTTTATCTACTAGCGGATGTCCATACACTGCCGGTGATCCCGGAACTTGATCATCAGGTTTTGCAAAAGTATTAATACAATGTTTTTTAAATTCTTTTGAAATAACAGTTAATGCATCAGGATGGATAAAATCTTTCACTACAAAATAGTTATTAGCATCTAATAGATCTTTATTAGTCATTTAAAAATTAATCAAATTTAAATTCAACAGGGCCAACGGGCTCATCTGGATCAATTACACACCATGCATCACTCTCAGGCATACACCAATATGCTTCACCGCCTACGGTAATTTTTGATCCGGCAGCAGGATGAAACATTATTTCGTCACCTACTTTAACAGACATTGGGATTAATATTCCTGTTTTTTCAGAATATTTTCCAGGCCCTGCCGCAACAATCACACCCTTTGATGTTTTTTCATCCTGCGATGCAACTGGAATTACTATTCCGCCTGCTGTAGTTTTTTCTGGTTCTATTCTTTTAACAAGTAACCTATCATGAACTGGTCTTAACACTGGCATTTTTTTCTCCTTTAAATTAAATCAACTAGGTCAAATACAGTCTGTAATTTTGTACGAATAGTTTTACTTGAAAAACTATTTCTAAGTCCCTGGTGCAGAGGTTTTGGAGCTCTGTCAATGACTGCCCACGCCCAGCCATTGTGTTCGTCACTTAACACGGGTACAAATTCAGATTCTATTACGCACAGATAAGTATGAAAATTAAACACACGATCGTTTGATACAAACGTCTCAAGGGGAATTGTCTTAATTATTTTTGGGTGACTACCAATTTCTTCAGTAATTTCACGTTGTAAACCCTGCCAAGGAGTCTCGCCTTGGATATTGGTCCCACCTACAAGCCCCCAGGTACCTTCGTGTTTGCCGTGTGCTTTCTGTAATAGTAGGAAACGTCGTGTAGATTTAGCGTAGAATAATGCTCCGCTACAAACTATAGGTTCTTTTACAGTATTATTTTCCATAAGTCAGACGTATATTCACCTTCAAAGCTCTTTACCCATGAAACTCCGTTCCATTTGTATTGAACTCCAGTGTATATATTCGTCTGCCATATCATAGTATCGTGTTCTTGATTACTATTAAAGATAACATGCCATGCAGTACCGCTATATTCTATAATGTCGTTAGCGTGAGCCACTAAACTTCCCCATACAGTTGAAGGGTTAGCGTTGGTACTACTACCTACATCTTCTATTATAAGGTAGCGTGTGCCTGCTGTAGGATTGGTAGGTGTGTAGGTCTGTGGATTAATGATAGCATCAAATGTGCCTGGGCTATTAGGACGATAGCTAATTGAGGCACTATAATGTTGAGTATCTGTACTTAAAAATCCGTTGCTGTCAATACCTGTGTTGCTAGGGTATGTGTCTGGATTATAATTAATTTGTAATAGTGTAGGATCTAAACTATTAACAGCAATAGTACCTATTACATAATTACCGCTAGGTTGTTGCAGATAAACTTGACTAGACCCTGCTATATATTGCCCCGGATATTGTGCAAATAGTTGACTCCAATCTAGCGGAGTCCCTGTACTAGTTGGAATACTCAGAGTTGGCTCTATCGGCACAACACCATCTGATGCTAGATATAGTCTAGCTTGTCCGTTATAGACTTGTATTGTATATCCAGTAATTGTAGTAGCTTCTGTAAGCAATAGATCACTAAAATTAGGACTGCCAGCGTCACTTTGTAGTGCAGGATCAATGCCTAAACCATCAATGTAGCCAGCTGGATATGTTCCCTCTGATCCATAAACGCTGGTAATAACTTTAGTAATAACACCAAGATGTTTAACCTTAACTGGAGGACTGATCCATATTGGCGAATCTAATGTAAGACTAGCAACATCAATAGCTGTGTCAGTGCCCTGCGGAACTTGTCGGCTTGACCAACTGACATCAGTTAAGTTTAATACACTTAAACTGGTCCAGTCAATATAGTTGTCAGTAGTTTGTAATTCTAGACTAGGATTAAACAACACTAGTATCTGCTCAAGAATTTGCAATTTTTGATCTGTGCTTGATGCCCAAATATCACATTTCATTTTTAGTGTATACGGAGTAGGCATCAAGCGTTCTACTGTATAATTACGACCCTGTGCCGAAGTGTATGCACCGGATCCATTAATATCACGTTCTCTAAAATTAAGTTTACCTACGTAAGTTTGATCAGCTAATCTATTACGATCTAATTCAAGTCCAGTAATATAAACAGAAATACGAGGAACATTACTAATACTGTTTTCTGAATTACGATTTAAAATACTAGAAACTTGACGATCAGCATCACCGTATAATACAGGAATCTGATGCAAGGATCCGTCACCGTACTTTACCACAAAATTACTAAAAATACGAATTGTTTGTGTAAGATATCTTCTTATTTGTCCGTCATAAAACCATTGCATTAGAAATCCGCCTTAGGTTTAAGTGCAGTAGATAAACTTGATCGTTCTGCTTCTCGTGTATTATATAGTGTTACAGTCCATTGTCCTGCATTAGGTATGGTTTGCTGTGTTCCATTAATCACAGGCAATGTAATTTGCAAGCACTGACTTTGTACGCCTGCTGGATTTGTATAGGTATAGGTACTGTACAACGTTGTTGGATAATCGCTTAGTGCATAACCTAACATGGTAATACCTTGGCTTACTACCGCATATGGAACTGTATGTCCGGTTGCAAATAATATTCTTGTATATATTGTTGTAGCACCAGATGCTAATACAACAACATCGGTTGCCACTTGACTATTATATGTGTAATTGTTGTTGTTAATAAATCCAGTTTTTAAAGTAGATCTTGTGTCAGTTTGTGTCATAGTCATACGTACTGCATCTTCAACTTTGACCCAATACTGTCCCGCAGTATCAAATCGAAATAGTCTGTTAGGTAAAAAATCTGTACGCAAAAAGAAATCATTGTCTCCGGGATATTCGGGAAATTGTATACCGTGACCAAAGGCATACCCATTGACAGGAAAACCATCACCGATCAAGTAACCAGTATATCCAGTACGACTAGGTACTCCGGCATCTTCGTTAGCTAATATAGCAATTTGACTAGCGTCTAAATCTGATTCGTCTGTAGTTTGCACCACTGGTTTGCCATTGCTGTCAACAGCTAACGTATAAAATTGACGAGTTTCATATCCGCTCATCGGCGCATCTGCTTCTGCTTGGGCAATAACTTGATTGTTAACACCTAATACATTGTTGTATGTGCTTAATAAATCTGCTAGTGTAGTATTAGCACCTACCTCGGGATCTCCATTAATGTCAGTTGCAGGTTGATTGAAAATACCAGCAAACTGCTGTTGATTCATAATACGTTTGAGTTTAATTCTATACAGATGTGGAAACCAAGTTACTGAAAATCCTTCACTGGCACGCCCTACATCAGTCACTTGATAGTATCTAGGCAATGACATGTGATAAGAATTAATTGCAAAGTCATCACGTAAGTGAGGAAATTCTATAACATCACCTGTGATAGGTTTACGCCCAATTAGTCTTACAATATCATTAATATGTACAGTCATATAAAGCGTATCATTTTCGATAAACAGCCCAAATTGACTCATATTAAAATCTATATTTTGCACATTATAAATGCCGCGCCCACGATAAATTTCTTTATCATAAGTTCGATCACGATTTTCTAAGAATAGCAAATCTTGTATATTTGTTAAATTATTACTAGGATAGTTTGGCTTATCCGCAGTAGCATCTGCGGCATCAGTATTTGCTCCTAGATATTTGTGCCAGTAAACGTCGGTGCCGCCCACTGTGAACATTTCTGAGGCTTGGCGATCAATGAACTTGTAGTCATTGCCTTTTTCTGGTTTATATAGACTTAATCTTGGCATAGTAAACATATTTATCGCTAGCTAAATATACTACGAGGACAAAAATATGGCAGATTCTTTACCGTCAACAACGCAAAGCACATCTACAGAAGAGCGCAATAAAGTATTTGAGTATTGTAGAAAAATGCTGGGCGACGGCATGATTGATATTGAGCTAGATGATGTACACTACGAAACTGCCCTAGATCGTGCGTTAAATCGCTATCGCCAGCGTAGTCCTAACGCTGTGGAAGAAAGCTATTTGTTTTTAGAATTAATACAGGATCAAAATGAATACAGACTACCCGACGAAGTTATTGCAGTTCGCCAAGTATTCCGTCGTGCGATTGGGTCTCGTACTGGTATCGGTGCTGGTGGTACTTTGTTTGAACCCTTTAACTTGGCATATACGAATACATATTTGATGTCAGGATCAATGATGGGCGGACTAGCAACATATGATGCGTTTGCTGGTTATCAGAAGCTAGTAGGACGCATGTTTGGTAGTTACATAGAATTTCTTTGGAAGCCTACTACACATATTTTAAATATTTTACAACGCCCATTTGCACAAGGCGAACAAATTCTTGTGCAGAGCTACAACTATCGTCCAGACTGGGTTTTATTACAAGATCCATATGCTAAACAATGGTTACGAGATTATTCATTAGCAACAGTAAAAAGTATACTGGGCGAAGCTCGTAGCAAATTTGGTTCAATCAGCGGACCAAGCCAAGCAGTAACACTTAATGGTACTGCACTCCTGTCAGCCGCAACAGCTGAATTGGAAAAATTAGACAAAGAATTGGAAACACTAGTCTCCGGCGGAACTGGTTATTATTTTGTTCTTGGCTAAAAATATCTTGACCCTGTAACAAAACTGTTATATACTAGAGCTAACTTAGGGGGCTCTATGATTATTGGTGTGTGCGGTTTTATTGGTTCTGGCAAAGATACTATTGCTGATTATCTAACAAATTTCCATGGGTTTAGACGAGAAAGTTTTGCCAACAGTTTAAAAGATGCTGTGTCAGCAGTATTTGGCTGGGACAGAACTATGTTAGAAGGACGCACAAAACAAGCCCGCGAATGGCGCGAACAAGTAGATCCATGGTGGGCAGAACGTTTGAACATGCCCGATCTTACTCCACGATACATTTTACAATACTGGGGTACTGAAGTTTGCCGCAATGGATTCCACGACGATATGTGGATTGCATCACTAGAAAACAAACTGCGTACTAGCAAGGACGACATCGTTATTAGTGACTGTCGTTTCCCTAATGAAATTAAATCAATCAAAGAAGCAGGCGGCATTGTTATTCGCGTAAAACGTGGTCCAGAGCCCGAATGGTATAAAGATGCCGCTGATGTTAATGCTGGAGACAAGTGCATGAATTGGGCTCTTGCTACTAAACGTATGGAACTTAGAAAAATCCATGCATCGGAGACTGCTTGGGTTGGCACTAAATTTGATTTTGTACTAGAAAATAACAGTACTATTGATGATCTGTATAAGCAAGTTCAAGCACTTATAAATCCGGCACAAGATCCCCTTGACGCCATTTCACACCTTCTTTGTGAAGAACCCGTTGACAATTTGCGCACACAGTTTTAAGATTGCTAGGATGACAATGATCTAAGTTGCCATCAACATGGAAGACAGCAAACACTTCTCGATGCGGACTTTTAAACCCGCACTTGTCGCATAAATTCTTCATTCGGTAGCCTGAGCGATACCAACGGGCTATACCTTTACCTCCAAGACATAGCTCGCATTTACTTCGATAATAAATGCGCCCATTCTTACGATAGTTAATAGCGGCGGGTCTTAAACCACACAAACATAAAGGTCTCATTGAATATTTAAGCCTTTTTCGCCCCTTTTTCAGACAGTATAACTGCGCCAAAAAGTCCAAATGCCATAAATACATTAACAGTATGTCATCATGGAGATAACACAATGGCTCAATTAAGTTCAGCAGGGGTAAGCGTAACGGTTGTTAACGAATCGTATTACACACCCGCCGCACCGGGTACAGTACCTTTAATTATCGTTGCTTCGGCAGCAAACAAAATGAATTCAGCTGGAACAGGTATTGCTCCAGGAACACTTACAGCAAATGCTGGCAATGTATATTTGCTAACAAGTCAAGCAGACTTGGGTGCAAACTTTGGTGTTCCATATTTCCAAACTGATGCTTCAAACAATCCAGTTAATGCTGGTGAAATTAATGAGTACGGATTAGAAGCTGCCTACAGTTTCTTAGGAGTTTCAAGCCAAGCATACGTAGTACGTGCAGATGTTGATCTAGGACAGCTAACAGGTTCAGCAACAATTCCAATCGGTAGTCCAACAGCTGGAACATACTGGTGGAATACTACAGCAACAAATTATGGTGTATTCCAGTGGAATGGTAGTGCCGCTACTACAACTAATGGACAAACATTCCAAGAACAACAGTCAATTAATAACTTAACAGTTCTTACAACTACACAGTATTTGAGTTCATCAACAGGTAACGACGGACTTGATGTTTATGATGCTCCTTTAGCCAGTTACGGTAGTCCAGGCGACTACGCAGTTGTAGCATGTTCAGCCGCTACAAACACAAACATCCTATGGTTTAAGACATACAAC